CGCGGTGAAGTTTATCGCTGGCGAGAGCTGAACTCTTAAAAGAGTTCGCCTTCAGTTACAAAAGAGGGACGGGCGGGCTCGGGAAACCGAGCTTCGCTTCCGTACCGCTTTCAGAAATGCATGGCTATGGAAGGACTTACCTTGGTATTAGACCATGGGGCCCTGAAAAGCCTGATGTTGCTCTGGCAGAGTGTGGCCTCGGAAGAGGCCGCACGGTGTTGCACAAGTACCCTTCGTGACTTTGAAACCGTCACGAGGCGCTGTGAAAACGAAGGGTGGTCGTTTTTGACGATCACTTTGCCTAACTTTGGAAAAGACTTCGAAAGATGTCTTGAACAAGGTAAGGTAACTCGCAATCTCTTCCAAGGTTTCACATGGAAGGGAGGTCTCCCCAAGTTCTTACGGGGTTTCCTCGAGCTCATTTTCTCGGTAGATTCGGGCATTATTGTTGACAAGCCTGACATTGACGCAATTCGCGCCGTTCGTCAGCTTACGCTGATGTTCGGCAAGATTAACCGTGAGTGCTCAAAAGAGCGCACGGACGCGGCTATGAAAGGGTTTGTTGATTGTGAGAAGTCAGTTCTGGAAATGGGCAGCCAAAGGAGCCACGATGATTACGTGGTTTTCCATAGGGTTGCTCGTCTCTTGTTCGCTAACATTCTCTCCGAAGTTGACCGAAAGGTCTTCGACGGTGAGGTTGTGCCGAAACACGGACCAGGTGCTACTGCTGATGGACTTAAGGGAAACCGAAAGTTCACCAACCGCACTTGGACGGAACGCCTCGAAGAGGCGGGCCTACATGCTGAGAAATATTTGTTTCCCAGCGTCTCTCATTTCGTAGAGACATATGACCGTGTGAGCTGGCTCGAACCTGGCGCGGAGCCACCAGTTAAGGTGATATCCGTTCCTAAAACGCAGAAAGCCCCTCGCATTATAGCGATAGAGCCTAGCTGGGTGCAATACGCTCAGCAAAGTTTGCTAGAAGCGATAAGACAAGGTCTCGAGGAGGGTGACTCCCGATCGAACTTTGTTGGTCTCACGGATCAAACGCCTAATCAGCGTCTAGCCCGTGAAGGCAGCCGTTCAGGCAGCCTTGCAACGCTAGATCTTAGCGAAGCTTCGGACAGGGTTTCCTATCAGTTAGTACAAACTCTCTTGGCTGACCACCCCCATCTTGCGATGGCGGTCGACGCTACTAGATCAAAGCTAGCTGATGTGCCTGGTTATGGGGTTATGCCCCTTGCCAAGTTCGCATCTATGGGTTCAGCACTGACGTTTCCGATAGAGGCAATGGTATTTACTACCTGCATCTTTGTTGGGATCGAAAAGTCGCTAAAACGGCCCGTTACCAAGCAAGACATTGCAGCCTTGCGTGGAGAGGTACGCGTCTACGGGGACGATATTGTTGTCCCTGAGAAATATGTGCTAAGCGTGATTTCCGCCTTGGAGTCCTTTGGCTTCAAGGTGAACAAGAACAAGAGTTTCTGGATTGGAAAATTCAGAGAATCTTGCGGAAAGGAATACTACGATGGCGAGGATGTTAGTATTGTCCGAGTTAGAGAAGAATTCCCTACGACACGCAAGAACGTCCGCGAAGTCATAAGTACAGTCAGCCTGAGAAACCAGCTTTACAAAGCCGGCCTTTGGCAGTCTGCGTTCTACTTGTCCTCGATTATAGAGAGGGTAATCCCCTTTCCTGTAGTTGCGGAGACATCAGCGGTGCTGGGACAGCACAGCTCGTTGGGTTACCAAACCCAATGGATTGGCGGTCACAAGCAAGCACCCCGTGTCAAGGGGTGGACTGCTAGGGTGGTGCTTCCAAAGAATAGTATCGATGGAAGTGACGCTCTGCTCAAGTTCTTCATACTCAAGCGGGGTAATGATCCGTTTG